TTGGTCAGATTGTTCAAGACCCAGACTTTGCAAATTGGGTGAAATCTTCACCTATTCGCATTGGTTTGTACGCTAAAGCTGATGGTGAGTTTGACTATGACAGTGCTAATGAATTGCTGAGTACCTATAAGCAGTTGAAGGGCGTTAAGGCTAAACAGACTAATGATGCAGGGGAAACTCAGCGCAAGTCAAACCTTAAGGCGGCGACAGTTGATGTAGGTGGCAGTGGAGAATCTGGAAAGAGAGTCTATCGCAGGGCAGACCTTATTCGGCTGAAGATGACTGACCCAAACCGCTACGATGCCTTGAGTGATGAGATCATGCAAGCATACGCAGAGGGCAGGGTTAAATAACTTAACTTTTGATTTTATTGGAGTACACAAATGGCAACATCATTTTCCCCTACAAACTCGGTCACAGTAACAACTGCTGACAAATTCATCCCTGATATTTGGTCAGATGAAATCGTTGCGGCTTACAAGAAAAACCTCGTTTTAGCTAACTTGGTTATGAAGATGAACTTCAAGGGCAAGAAAGGTGACACTGTTCACATTCCTGCACCTACCCGTGGTTCAGCTTCTGCTAAAGCCGCAGAAACAGCAGTCACTTTGATTGCCGCTACTGAGTCTGAAGTCACTGTGTCTATCAACAAGCACTATGAATATAGCCGCTTGATTGAAGACATCGTTGAGGCACAGGCTTTGAACTCTATGCGTCAGTTCTACACCTCTGATGCTGGTTACGCCTTGTCTCGTCAAGTTGATACCGACTTGGTTCAGCTTGGTCGTTTGGCTAATGGTGGTTCTACTGGCGCTCAGTACGGCTCTGCTTTCATCGGCGGTGACGGAACAACTACCTTTGACTACACCGCAAACACCAACACTGGTAATGCGTCTGCTCTGACTGATGCCGCTATTCGCCGCACCATTCAGCGTTTGGATGACAACGATACTCCTATGGACAATCGTTTCTTCCTGATTCCTCCCTCAAGCCGCAACACCCTGATGGGTCTGGCTCGCTACACCGAACAAGCATTTGTCGGTAATGGTGATGCCATCCGCAATGGTGAAATCGGTAACCTGTATGGTATCCCTGTGTTCACTTCCAGCAATGCTGACTCTGCATCTGCTACATCTACATACCCTGCATCTGGCTCTGCCATTGCTCGTGTGTGCTTGATGGGTCACAAGGACTCTATGGTTCTGGTTGAGCAAGTTGGTGTTCGCTCACAAGTGCAATACAAGCAAGAATACCTTGCCACCTTGTTCACAAGTGACACTCTGTATGGCGTAGCCGCCTTGCGTAGTGCCGCTTCAACTGGTGCGGCTAAGTCTTCTTCCATGTTTGCTTTGGTTGTTCCTAGCTAATTGCAGTTGTCCCTCCTACTTCTAGCGATAGGGGTAGGGGGACTTTTTTTAATCTAATTAGGAGAAATCAAAAATGGCAACCGCTTCAGCAGTAGTTTCACGCCGTGGTAATGACCAGTTCCGAGGCATTTTCAGCGACACTTGGGTAGTTAAAGCTACCTTAGACGCTGGTTCACTTGTTAACGGCGCTGGTGAAACAGATGATGTAACAGTGGCTGGTGTCGCTTTGGGTGACATGGTTATTGGTGCATCTTTGGGTGTAGATTTAGTTGGATTGACTGTTACTGGCTATGTCAGTGCCGCCAATACTGTTAAATTCCGCATTCAGAACGAATCAGAGGCAACAGTAAATCTCGATTCGGCTACTTTGCGTATCGTTATCGCTCGCATGGTGTAAGGATAGGGGGGCTAGTCCCCCCTTTCTCATTTAAAGGGTTTTATGGCTACTTTTCGTTGTCTTCAGTCGGGTAATACAGTGACTTTTACCCTCCAACATGACATTGACTCTATGAAGGGTCATCAGGGTTATGTTAGAGTAGACGAACCAGAAGTAACCATAGAATCTGTAGAATCAGAGACTAGAACAGATACCGCATTTGCGCCTGTCATTCCATCAATTAAGCGCATGGGAAGACCCAGAAAGGTAGCAAATGTCTGAAGTTGACGCAAGAGACTTTGGTAAGTTAGAGGCTCAAGTCGAGGCTCTACAAAAGGAAGTCCACTCACTTAGTAACGATGTAAAAACATTGCTTGAACTTGCCAACAAAGGCAAAGGTGGTTTTTGGATGGGTATGACAATCGCTTCATTTATGGGCGGTTTCATTACCTTTATTGCTGATCGACTCTGGAAATAAGGAAAATACTATGCCTTCAGTTGGAAAAAAGAAGTTCCCATACACCGAAAAAGGTGAAAAAGAAGCAAAAGAATACGGAAAGAAAAAGGGTATTCCCGTGACTGTTATGGTAGCTATTGGCAAACCAAAGGGTCTGCCTATGAAGGGTAGTAGGACTGCTACCAACATGATGAAGAAATCTTCAAGAGGTAAATAATGGCATCTTTAACCACTCCTATCACACTCCTGAACGCAGTTGGCGCTACAGGTGAATCTAAAGCTGTTCAAGTTGACTCTGGTCAGCCAGCATTCTTGCAAGTTTCAGGTATTACATCAGCCACTGTTGCTTTGCAAGGTAGTCTTGATGGCACTAATTGGGCAACCATTGGAACTGCTTTGACTGCTAACGGCATCATTACTGTTGCTAATGCTCCTAAGTATTTGCGAGCAAACTGCACAGTTTTTGTCACAGGTACGATTACAGCCAAGATCATGTACTAAGGAGAAACCCTATGAAGATGACTAAACCACAGAAGAAAATCAAGAAAGTCATGGGTGAATTCAAGGAAGGTACTTTGCATTCAGGCAAGGGAGGCAAAGTAGTCAAGAACCCAAAACAGGCGGTTGCGATTGCTTTGTCTGAGGCAGGAATGTCCAAGCCTAAGAAGAAGATGAAATGAAGCAAGGACTCTACGCCAATATCAATGCCAAACAAGCCCGAATCAAGGCGGGGTCTGGCGAGAAGATGCGTAAGGTAGGTAGCAAGGGTGCGCCTACTGCTGAAGCGTTTAAACAGGCGGCAAAGACCGCAAAGAAGCCTAAAAAGGTGAAGTGATGAAATCTCCAACTTGGCAAACAAAAGCTGGTCAAAATCCAAAAGGCGGCTTGAATGCCAAGGGAAGATCATCTTATAATGCGGAAACTGGTGGTAATCTGAAACCTCCAGTAAAGTCGGGGGACAATCCTCGCAGAGCAAGTTTCTTGGCTCGCATGGGCAACATGGCTGGTGCAGAGTACAAGAATGGTGAACCAACAAGACTGCTTCTTTCGTTGAAGGCTTGGGGTGCAAACTCCAAGGAAGACGCAAAGACAAAAGCTAAAGCTATATCCGCAAGGAACAAAGCAAAGGCTGGAAGCAGATGACCTATTTAGAACTTGTAAATGACGTATTAGTTAGGTTGCGTGAGACAACAGTCTCAACTGTTTCTGAAACAACTTATTCAACTTTAATAGGTAAGTTTGTCAATGATGCCAAGCGTCAAATTGAAGATGCTTATGCTTGGAATGTTCTAGGCACGACTATTACCCTGTCTACTACTGCTGGCACATACTCTTATGCTTTGACAGGGGCTGGTCAAAAGTTCCAAGTCATTGATGTTATCAATGCCACAAGCAACATTGGCATGAAGAATATCGATTTTGCTTCAATGAATCGCAAGCAGAATTTCTCTACTCCTGTAAGTGGCATCCCATCAGAATTTTGTTTTGATGGCGTAAATGGTAGCTATGACACTAAGGTAACTTTGTATCCACGCCCTGATGGTGTGTATAGCATTCCTTTTAGCCTTGCAGTGCCACAAGCCACATTGTCATCAGATGCAACAGTTGTTGCTGTTCCTGATGTTTTAGTGGTTCAGAATGCTTATGCTAGGGCATTGGTAGAGCGTGGTGAAGATGGTGGTTTGTCTTCTTCTGAAGCGTACCAGTTGTATAAATCCATGTTGTCTGACTACATTGCTTTAGAAGGCACTCGTTATCCTGAGAATCAGGAGTTTGTGGCAGTATGAGCCAACAAATACAAACCTATAGCATTTCAGCGCCAGCACTTTATGGGCTGAATACGCAAGACTCGCCTCTTGATCTTGCGGCTGGATTTGCTTTGGTTGCAACAAACTGCATTATTGACCAGTATGGTCGCATGGGTTCACGCAAAGGTTGGTCGAGGGTTAACTCATCTAGCGGTAATCTTGGCGATAATGATGTAACAGTTATACATGAGTTAGTCCAAGCTGATGGCACTTTGACTGTATTATTTGCTGGAAACAACAAGCTATTTAAACTTGATGGAAGCAATGCTGTTGTTGAATTAACCTATGGGGGGGGTGGTACTGCGCCTACCATTACGGCAAGTAATTGGCAATGTGCATCTTTGAATGGCATTACTTACTTCTTTCAGTCTGGTCATAATGCTTTGATCTATGACCCTGCTGTTAGCACAACAACATATCGTAGAGTTAGCGAAAAGACGGGTTATGCGGCTACTGTTCCTGATGCAAACATTTGTATTTCGGCATTTGGTCGTTTGTGGGCGGCAGATACAACAACCAACAACTCTACTGTTTATTTCAGCGACTTAATTTCAGGTCATGTATGGTCTACAGGCACTGCTGGTAGCTTGAATGTAAACAATGTTTGGCCTAATGGTGCTGACCAGATTACTGGTTTAGCGGCTCACAATGGTTTCTTGTTTATCTTTGGAAAGCGTCAGATATTGGTTTATGCTGGCGCTACTGCTCCATCAACTATGACACTGAGTGACACTGTTGAAGGTATTGGTTGCATTGCACGAGACAGCATTCAGACAACTAGCACTGATGTGCTTTTCTTGTCCAATTCTGGTGTTCGTTCTTTGATGAGAACGATTCAAGAGAAGTCTGCTCCTGAGAGAGACTTGTCTAAGAATATTCGCAATGACTTAATGTCTGTTGTTGCTGGTGAGACATTGGCAAACATTAAGTCTGTCTATTCTGAGCGTGAAGCATTTTATTTGTTGACTACACCATCCATAGGTGCTGTTTTTTGTTTTGATACAAAGGCTTATTTGCCTGATGGTGCGGCTAGAGCAACAACTTGGGATTCAATCACTCCAACAGCATTTTTATCTAGGCGAAATGGTACTTTGTACATTGGCAAGAATGGTTATGTTGGTTTGTATAACACCTATCAAGATTATCAATCTGCATATCGTATGTTGTATTACACGAACCATGCAGACCTTGGTAATCAGAACCAAACTTCTATTTTGAAGAAGTTGTCTATTGTTGTTATTGGCGGTACAAACCAGACTGTTAGCTTTAAGTGGGGATTTGACTTCAAGACAAATTATTTGTCTGCTGATGATTTAATTCCAACTCAAGGCGAGTCATATTATGGGATTGCTGAGTATGGGGCTAATGCCACTGTAATTGCACAATACTCTGATGGTGTTGCATTGCAAACTTTAACTGTTTCTGCATCGGGAAGTGGTAAAGTTGTTCAAACAGGATATGAGACAGACATCAATGGTTCTGCCTTGTCTATTCAAAAGATTGAAATTCAAGCCAAAAATGGCAAACTGAGTTAAAGGGGTAACCATGTCAAACTATACAAAATCAACTAACTTTGCCACTAAAGATTCTTTATCTTCTGGTAATCCTTTAAAGATTGTCAAGGGTACTGAGATTGATACTGAGTTCAATAATATTCAGACCGCCATTGCTACTAAAGCTGATCTAGCAAGTCCTACTTTTACAGGAACAGCAGTCATCCCAACAGCAACAATTACAACAGCAGGAATTACAACGGCAACAATAGGCACTGCAACTATTTCAGCGGGTACTATTACAGGCATTACGGATTTAGCTGTTGCTGATGGTGGCACTGGTGCTTCTACTGCCGCTAATGCAAGAACTAACCTTGGTTTGGTAATTGGAACGAATGTTCAGGCTTGGGATGCTGACCTTGATACATGGGCTACTAAGACGCCTCCTAGCGGAACTGTAGTTGGAACATCTGATACACAGACTTTAACCAATAAAACATTGACCAGTCCAACATTAACAACGCCAAGCATTAACTCTGCCCCATTTTCTACTGTATCTGGTTCAGCACCTCTTTTTGGATGTCGTGCTTGGGTATCCTTTGATGGAACAGGAACTGTATCTACAAACCAAACTATTCGTGGAGATGGTAATGTGGATACAGTATATAAAAACGCTACGGGTGATTACACAATCACATTTACAACTGCAATGCCAGATGTAGATTATTGTGTTGTTGGCTCTGTAAGGCAAGCCGCTGGTTTAGGTTCAGGAAATGCGGCTCTAGTTTTAACTCAACCACCATCAGGTACAGCAACACCACAGACTTCAAGTATTCGTATTTGGTCACAAGGTGGTGCAGGTGGTTTGGCTGACTCCAATTACATTAACGTATCCATATTCCGCTAATATGAATTATTCTAATATTACACACCACTTTTCTGATGGACTGTATGCCAAGGAAGCTAGGTTTCCTGCGGGTACTGCCATCTTGAAGCATACGCATACCTTTAGCCATTTGTCTATATTAGCTGAGGGTAAAGTTGCTGTATTGCGTGGTGATGAGATTGACATTGTGAATGCTCCTGCTTGCCTTGAGATTAAGGCGGGATTGATTCATGGTGTTAAGGCGATTACTGATTGTGTTTGGTTTTGCATTCATGCCACAGACGAGAAAGACCCGTCTAAAGTGGATGAGATTTTGATTAAAGGGGATTGATATGCCTATTAGTGCAGTATTAGGATTTTTAGGGGCGCAAGAGCAAGCTGGCGCTATGGAGGCGGCGGCAAATACATCTGCGGCGGCTCAACGTGAAGCGGCTAGGTTAGCGGCTGAAGCGGCTAGATTTCGCCCTGTTGGAATCACTACACGTTATGGCGCTTCCAACTTTCAAATGTCGCCTGAAGGCTACTTAACTGGTGCTGGATATACAGTTAGTCCCGAACTCAAAGCCTATCAAGATCGTTTGATGGGTTTAACTGGTGGTGCTTTAACTCAAGCAGAACAGGCTGGTCTC